TTAACGCACACATCGAGTCGATGGCTTTGAATAAAGTAAACATTGAGTTTTTAAGAAAACAAATGGATAAGGTTTTGGTTGATATCGAAAAATTAAAAGATCAAAATAGAGAAATGAAATATACAAACGGGAGTTCACATTGATAGAGTCTGTGGTAGCGCTGCTTATGTTTGTCAACGCCGAGATCAAGGAGGCCCGTTTGCAGACTGAAGGTATGGCAACATGCTTACGCGGTAAGCGCCAGGCTGAGAGACAATACTCAGAGTCTGTCATGTATAAATGCTGGACTGGTCAAGCAGAATTAGAATCAAATATAGATGGCTCAAAATCAATCAAGAAACTCATCATCGAATAAAGTAGCAAAGCATCTAAGAGATAGACGTTACCGTCAGATTGTGATAAGAAATAAGAAAGCTTATAACAGGAAGAAACATGAAGATTACAGCAGAGATAGTTAACGGTAAATGTCCAACATGTGATGAGTTCACAATGTTGGTTGGGTTAACACCTACTGTTTATAGATGTATGAATTGTGGAACTGACCTGGAGCAACACGTAAATGGTAAGATAAGTTATCTACCACACATCACAAGATCTGGTGATGCAGAGCCATATGTAAGAGAATGGAAAGATGGCTAGACAAAAGTTTGTTCACTTTGTACCACGTCCAAAGCCTCGTAAAAGACCAGGCCGTCACACAAAAAATTTAAATAAATCAAAGAAAAGATCATATAAAAAATATAATCGACAAGGTCGACCACAATAGGGTTGACATCAATCCCAATAAATCCTACATTGTAGGTATGAAAGAAAAAATAATAACAATCAAAGTAAATGGTGCCAGTCAAGGACAATGGTCAAACCTTTTACTTGAATTAAACTTAATACGTAAAGCATGGAAAACTTACGGTGTGGATATATCCTTGAAAGCACCTGGTATAAGATCTGTAATTGAATGGGGGACAAAAGTAAATGATTACACAAGACCATCTAGACGACCTGGCAAGAGAGTACAATCGAACAAAAGACCCACAGCTTAAAAAGTTGTGGCTAGAAAAAGTAAAGGAGTGGGCGAATGGATTTAATAATTCTAAACGACGGATTATATCAGTTAGTTCCTGTCACAAAGGAGATGATGGAGGGTATATCATTATTGGGCGAAGTCGATTGCTTTGATCTTTGTGATATACTTAGATTAAAATTAACCGGATACGTAGACACTCTTAATTTACACATCATGAACGATGGCAGCGGATCTATGATTGGCTGCATGTGCAGATAAAACACCTACCCTTTGAAGAGGGAATAAATATAAAGGGTAGGTAATGGTGAGAAGATTGAATTTCAGCCGTATCAAAATTTTAGATTATTGTCAAATAGTATTTGTAGGGGTGCAGTAAAATTTTATAAACATGTTATATTTGTTGACATCTGTTCGTCCCAGCTCTTCCATTTTTACGATAGATTCTTTGTACCCAAACATCAAACAATCGTATTGTGAGTTAAATGTTTCTGGCCACGGGTATGGGTCCATACAAGCATTAGCGACCTGCGAACAAATAATCATAGTTAATAAAATTTTCATTGACAATCCTATATTATCACCTATATTAGGTGTTTAATTATGAAAGGAAACGCATGACAGACATGACTAAATATAAAAATGTTTCTCTATCAAAAGAAACATACGCTATTTTAGAGAAGTTGTCGAAGGTATTATTGCCCGACGCAAAATTATCAGTAGCAAAAACAATTGAAACTATAGCCAACGAGAAAGCGAGAAAGTTAAATGGCAAAGTCAAAAAAAGTTAAAAGAATCCACATTTGTCCTACCTGTAAGGGTAATGGATATGTTAAGATTCAAAACATTTACGACGTAGAACTACAAGTTCACCAGTGTTGGGACTGTGATTCTGAAGGTGAATTTGTAGAATATGTTGAAGAACAAGAGAGGGTTTTAAATTGAACAGTTTTACAATGTGGAAAAGGACGAGCCCCATGCACCAAATGCTACGCGCTAAGTGCCACTGGGGGTTACATATCGGGATGCTAAAA